ATGGTCTCTTTGTACCCCAAAACGAGTCGATAAGTCATGATTAGTGATGATCAGGTCATCATTGATACACCACCGGCTGAAATCGTCTCAGATCGGCTGGAATCGGTTTTTTTGCCGGTAACAGCTCCACGAATCCACTCACCGCTCAATGATTTGCCTTCACGCGGCTTTGAATTGATTGATTTCGCTGAGCAGATCATCCCGGGCGGCTTTATGCCGTGGCAAAAGTGGTTGGCCGAGCACTCGCTCAAGGTAAAGCCCGATGGCCGGTATTTCCATCCGGTAACTGTGGCCAGCGTTGCACGCCAAAATGGCAAGAGCACTTACATGATGGCCAGAATCATGATGGGTCTTTTTCATTGGGATGAATCCTTGCAGGTTTCCACAGCTCACCGATTGGTCACATCGCTGGAGCAATTTCGGGCCATTGTGCAGATCATTGAGGAAAATGCGGATTTGGCCAATCAGGTCAAGCGCATCCGCTGGCAACATGGAGCCGAGGAAATTCAAACGCTCAAAGGCAATCGGTTTATCATCAAAGCTGGTGGATCGGCCGCTCGTGGATTGTCAAAACCGGAAACCATCCACATGGATGAAATTCGAGAGCTGCACGACATGGAAACTTTTGCAGCTATGCGATACACCTTGATGGCCGCCAAAAATCCACAGGTCAATTGTTTCAGCTCGGCCGGTGACTCACACTCAATGGTGCTCAACCAATTACGCGAGCGCGGTTTGGCCGCAGCTAGTGGGGCAGCCGATGATGTGGGCTATTTTGAGTGGTCAGCACCAACCGATGAGATTTCATTGGAAAATGCAGCTTTTGCCAATCCCGGACTCAACATAACAATCCACCCAGATAACATCCGAGCCGTTTTCAATGATCCTCCCGATGTTGTAATGACAGAGGTTTTGAATCGATGGGTGCAGACAATTTCCAGCGTGGTCGGAGCCAAAGAGTGGCAAGAGTGTGGTGATGAAACAATTGATCTGGATGAGGACAAGCTCACATGGATGGCCATCGACATTTCACCGGACAGAAAACACGCTGCATTGGTCGCAGCCCAAAAGCTCGGCTCAGAATCATTTATTGTAAAGCTGTTGCATACATGGGAAAACACAATTCAGCTTGATGATCGGGCAATTGCCAATGATGCAGCCTCTTATTGCCGAAAGTACCCAATCGAGTATTTGCTTTACTCAAGGCGCACAAGCGGTGCGGTTGCAGCGCGTATGCAGCCAGCCGGTATCCCAATTCATGACATGGACAGCGATTACCCACAAAGTTGTGATGAACTTTTGGGAGCGATCAATAGCCACAGACTCAAGCACAGAAATCAAGCGTTGCTGACCGAGCAAATTCTTTCAGCTGTGCAATTAAGGCGCGGTGATGGTGGTTGGGTTATTGGAAGGCGTGCCAGCGGTACAGCCGTTTGTGCAGCCGTAGCATCAGCATTGGTCACACACTTTGCGACACGCCCAGAAACCGAAATCGACATTTTAGTGGGTTGATGCTTGACAATTTGAGAAAATTGGCGCATGGGATTATTTGATCGAAAGCGCACCATCGAAGCTGTGGCAATTGACCGCGGTGCTGATGTAGCTGCACAAATTGGGCCAGCTCCAACGCTGGATGCATTTTTCCCATTTGGTGGAGCCGATTACATTGTCAGCCGCGAGGAAGCAATGTCCGTGCCAGCAATTGCTCGCGCACGCAACATGATTTGCAATTCAATCGCGACAATTCCTTTGATCACACGCGACAAAGATACAGGTGCAATTATTGATCAACCTGTTGTAATTTCTGATCCGGACAAACGGGTGCCAGGAGCAGCATCATGGGTGTGGGCGTGTGAGGATTTACTATTTACAGGATTTTCGTATTTCCAAATAATTGATTTGTTTGCAGACACAGGTCGTGTGCGCCAAATGTGGCGCGTTGCTCCAAATCGTGTTGGCGTTTTCTTGAACTCAATCGGCACTCAGATTGAGTATTACACAGTCGATGGATCGCGTGTGCCAATGACTGGTGTTGGATCACTCGTGGTGTTTTACGGCAACGATGAAGGTTTATTGAATCGCGCTGGTCGCACAATCCGTGCTGGTGCAGAGCTTGAAAGAGCTGCCGCAATGTACGCAAAAGAACCTGTGCCATCAATGGTTTTGAAATCAAACGGCACAGCATTGCCAGCTGATCGCATTGCAAAACTTTTGGATGCATGGGGCGCAGCTCGTAGAAATCGCGGCACAGCGTTTCTCAATGCCGATGTTGAATTGACAACAGTTGGATTTTCTCCAGAGCAAATTGGCCTTAATGCTGCACGCGAAATCATTGCAACAGAATTGGCAAGAGCCGTGGGAATTCCGGCATATTTTATTGACGCGCCTACTGGCTCATCCATGACCTATGCAAACGCCCAAACAGCGCGTCAAACTCTTTTGGACTTTTCGCTGTTGCCGCTGATGAATAGCATTAGCAGCAGGTTATCAATGCCAGATTTTACGCCATCAACACAGCGCGTGGAATTTGATTTGAAGGCTTATTTACGCGGATCAGAAAAAGAGCGTGCAGAAATTTACAAGATTTTATTTGACATCGGTGCAATCACCACCGAGGAAATTAGACAAATGGAGGACATGATCTCATGAAGCTAACAACACCAATGCACATTACGGCAGCTGATTCAGATTCACGCACAATCAGCGGTCGCATCGTTGCTTTCAATGAGCACGCAAACGCATCAACCGGCAAGGTTGTATTTGCTCGCGGATCGATCCAGCCACAAGATGTTTTTTTGAACCTTGAGCACGACAACACACGCAGAATTGGCAAAAGCATTGCCATGACTGTAAATGACAAGGAAATGACAGCAACATTTAAGATTGCAAACACCACAGCTGGAACCGATGCATTGACTGAGGCCATGGAAGGCCTACGCGATGGGTTTTCCATTGAGTTGGCTGTCGACAATTACGAAATGCAAAAGGATGGCACCATGAAAGTTCTCAATGGTCAGCTCACAGCTGTTGCGCTTGTAACAGAGCCAGCTGTGCGATCAGCTCGCGTGCAAGAAGTTGCCGCATCAGAAGATTCTGAAACTGAAACAGTTACAGAGACATCAAACCCAAATGAAGGAGACAAGATGGACAACACTACCGAACCAGTAGCTCCTGCCGTTGAACCGGTAGCAGCTCCAGAGGTCGCACCTGTACAAGCATCACGCCCGGCTTACTACACAGCACCACGCTCACCAATTGTGGACAAGGTTTCATACCTTGAGCACTACCTACGCGCAAGCGTTTTGCATGATGAGGATTCTCGTCAGTATGTCAAGGCAGCTGACAACACAACATCAACCGCACCCGGCATGATTCCAACACCACAAAGCACACAGGTCATCAACGCACTTGCAAATGCTGATCGTGGCACAATCGATGGCATCAGCCGTGAAACTTTAGTTGCTGAGGGGATGACCTTCGAGTTGCCCCGTGTGACCGCTGTGCCCACAGTTTTGCCAATTAACGAAAATGATGCAATTACAGAATCATCACTATCAGCAACCTTTCTTTCTGTTTCTGTTCAGCCTTTCAAAGGCCGTGCAATTTCCACAGTAGAACTCATTGACCGAAGCCGGCCAGAGTACCTAACAGCTCTTTTGCAAAATCTTGAATTTGCTTATGCAAAAGAGACTGATGAATATGCATTGGCAGCAATGCAAGCGGCAGTTACTACAACAACAGCACAAACAGCAAACTCAGCAACCGGATTCCTTGGATACACATCTAAGGCAGCCGCAGCTGTTTATGGCGCATCACTTGGTTTTGCTCGCTCATTGATAGTTTCACCAACACAATGGGGCAACATCATGGGTTACAACGACAATGGCGCACCGCTATACAACGCAGCTCAACCATCAAACGCAGCTGGAAATGTAAGAGGCGATTCATTGCGCGGTGTAGTTTCACCGGGTCTGAACCTTTATGTTTCACGCTCATTTGGTAACGCTGGCACAACAACCGCTGATGGCGATTCATCAATGGTAGTTGTGAACCCAGATTCATACACATGGTATGAATCCCCACGCTTTACGCTACGCAGCAACATCAACAGCGATGGAACCATCGATATTCTTTATTATGGTTATGGTGCTTTGGCCGCCAAGGTGCCAAATGGTGCACAATTTAACAACCTCCCATAAATCACTATCGGTAGCGGTCGCTCCCGAACGCTACTGACACGAAAGGAACCGAGATGCCTGCAATAGTTACAGCCTCACAGCTGAGAGCGATTTTGGGTGTCTCGGTTTCTTTGTATAGTGATGCACAGCTTGATTCATACATTGATTCGGCTGAGCAAACGATCTTGCCTTTACTTACGCAATACCAATCATCGGTGACATTTGCCAATGTGAGTGATTCCGTCATTTATTTCACCACACAGCGGCCAAATTACTTTGTGCCGGGTCAATCTGTTGTTGTTACCGGGGCCGGAACCTACAACGCGACCTATACAGTCACCGATGATCGGATTGAGCCTTACACATTTACAGCTGCAACAGCGGCAGCTGATCGGACATACCCGTTGCCATTTATTCCAAACGCAACGGCAACGCTGAGCGGTGGATCGGCAGCGGCTTTGTACGCAAACACACCACCAATTGAAAACGCAATTTTGGTTGTAGCGGTTGAGATTTTCCAGAGCATTACAGCTCCCGGCAATCAGATCATGTCAGACAATTTTCAGCCATCACCTTTCGTTTTAGGCCGCAGCCTTTCCAATAGAGTCATCGGACTTTTGGGCCCGTTTCTTGATGTCGAAACAATGTGCCAATGACCATCGAAACCCAAATCCGTACACCATTGAAAACAGCACTTTCAACCATTGCTGCCAATGTGTATAACGGCATCCCAGAGACAATGACCAGCCCATCAATTTGCTTGATTCCAGATGCTCCATATTTGGAAAGCGTTTTGATTGGAAAAGGCACTACTAGAGTCAAAGTCAATCTGACAGTCACAGGCGTTGTCGCATATCTTAACAATGCGGCAGCTTTGGACAATCTTGAACAATTGATGATCAGCATTATCAGCACAATGCCGGTCGGTTACGAAGTCGGCAATGTCAATCAACCACAACCATTGGAAGTCGGTGCAGGTAAGTACCTCACGGCCGATTTACAAGTAAGCACCTACTACACCAATTAAGGAGAAATAAAATGCCAACAACAATCATTACCGGCCGCGATGTGTCATTTACTTTGGACACAAAGTTATACGATGCACAGACCACATCGGCCACGCTTTCATGTGACACGATCATTGAGACATATCAAACACTCGATGGCCGCGCTTACAAATCGATCGATACACAATGGACTTTTACAATTGAGCTTTTGCAAGACTGGGGCGCATCAGGTGGCATTGGATCATTGTTTGAATCAATGTGGCAAAATGCTGAAACAGCTGCAAACACAACTGTTGCCGTTTCTTTCACAGCTGTGACAGGTGCCGTTTTCACTTTCAATGTATTGCCAATTTTCCCAACAGCCGGTGGAGCTGCTCCAGGAGCACTCACCGACACATGGACATTGACAGTTGTTGGAACACCAACTGAGTCATTTAGTTAAACAAAGAATCGGGAGCAAATAAATGAAACTAGCAATCACAATTGAATACACGGCCGGAGACAGCGCGACATATACCGCGCTGCCCCCGGAGTGGATGCGTTGGGAGCAAAAGACAGGCAACACAATCCAGCAAGTACAGGACAAGCTGGGCATTGCCGATCTGATGTTTTTGGCATATCACGCAATGAAGCGCGAGGCTGGCGGCAAGCCGGTCAAAGCATTTGATGTGTGGTGTGAAACAGTCACCGACATCAATATGGGAGAGACTGATAGCCCAAAAGCTATCAATCCGGAAGCATAAATCGGCTCCTTTGGGAGTTAGCAATATCGACCGGATTGCCAAGATCGGAGTTTCAAACCGCTGAGGATGTTTTAACCGCATTTGAGATACTGGAGAAGCGCAATGGCAACTGATGCAATCACTTATGACAAGAGTGATTTGCGCGGCATCATCAAAGCTTTCAAAGCTATGGATGAAACAGCCGTTGCACAGGCCAAAGGCGTTTCAAACGGATTGGCCACTTATCTGCAATCAAAGATCAAAGGTGAGGCCAGCAATCGGCCAAACAATGCAGCCAGTCGGATTGCCGATGGATCGCGTGTCAGCAAATCATCAAAGATCGGTGAAATTTCATTTGGCTTTGTTTCGCAGAAATTTAGCGGTGGCGGTACAACTCAACAACTTTGGGGCGGTTATGAATTTGGATCAAACAAGTTTAAGCAATTTCCGGTTTGGTCTGGCCGTCAAGGTCGAGGCTCACGCGGCTATTTCATTTACCCAACATTGAGAGCTGAGCAGCCTCATATCATTGCTCAATGGGAAACAGCATTTTCTAAGATTTTGAAGGAGTGGTGATGGCCGGACAATCCAGAACATTAAAACTCTCGATCCTTGGTGATATTGATCAGCTCAAAAAGAGTTTAGACACAGGCAGCAAAGAGGTTCAAACCTTTGGTTCAAAGCTCAGCGATTTTGGCAAAAAGGCTGGATTGGCATTTGCCGCAGCTGGAGCCGCTGCCGCTGTTTATGCTGGCAAATTGGCCGTTGATGGGGTCAAAGCGGCCATTGCAGATGCAGCCGCACAAGATCGATTGGCTTTGACTTTACGCAATGTCACAGGTGCCACCAACGCCCAGATTAAAAGCACAGAGGATTACATCACCAAAACATCATTGGCTTTTGGCGTAACCGATGATGAATTGCGGCCATCGCTTGAGCGTTTGGCTCGTGCCACAGGCGATCTTGAAAAAGCACAAAAGCTGCAAGCTTTGGCGATTGATATTGCTGCCGGTAGCGGCAAATCGCTTGAGGCTGTTTCCAATGCGTTGGCAAAGGCTCAGGAAGGCAACACAGCCGCTTTGGGCAAATTAGGCGTGGGATTAAGCGCGGCCACGCTCAAAACACTTTCGATGGATGAGATCACAAAGAAGCTGGCTGATACTTTTGAAAACCAAGCATCGGTCAAAGCTGAAACATTTCAAGGCAAAATGGATCGTCTCAAGATTGCATTTGATGAAGGCAAAGAAACAGTCGGATCATTTATTCTTGATGCGATCACACCGATGGTCACAATTTTTGTGGATAAGGTAATCCCAACACTTGCAAAAATGGCTGAAAACATAGGCACAAATCTTAAAGACCCAATGAACGCTGTTAAAGATATTTTGACAGGTTTTGTCATACCAGCTTTCAAATCCTTATACAGTTTTTTAGCGGATTTTGTTGTGCCATTTTTTGCCAATGTTTTTGGCCCAGCTTTAACGGGCTTAAAAAATGCTTTTAACACGATCAGCACAGCAATTTCAAACAATGAAGCTGATTTACAACCATTGTTCACTTTGTTCAAATCTGTGGCCGGATTTGTGCGCGACACAATGGGGCCGGCAATTGGTACAGCTTTGCGCGTTGCATTTGAGGTTGTTGGTATAGCTATTTCAGGTGTCATCACCGCTGTTTCAAGATTGGTTGGTTTCTTTGACGATGTAATTGATAAGGTCAAAGCCTTCATCAAATTAGTCAAGGACAATCCATTGGTTCAAGGCCTTGGAAACATAATTGATCGCGTTTTTGGTGGAGGCCGTGCAGCTGGTGGCCCGGTAAATGCTGGCACCACATATCTTGTCGGTGAGCGTGGCCCAGAGCTATTTACCCCATCCGGTAGCGGATCGATCATTCCAAATAACCGCTTGGGCGGTGCCGGTGGAATCAATATCACAGTCAATGGCGCGCTCGATCCCGAAAGCGTTGCACGCCAAATCATCACAATTCTTAACAATTCAAGCTATCGAGGCACGCTAGGTGCTGGAGCCTTGGTATGAGCCTTTGGAATCCCGAATATCAAATTGTTATCAATGGTGTTGATTACAGCTCATCGACCATTGCAAATTTAGGCATTACATCCGGGCGCACATCGATCTATGAACAACCCGTGGCCGGGTATTGCTCGGTCGAGTTAATCAATTTTGACAACACCGATTATCCTTTTACAGTCGGCACAGACATTTTGATTTCAATTAAAGATTCAACGGGCACATTTGTTGATTTGTTTGGTGGGTTTATTTCAGACCTTGAGATTTCGGTGCAATCGGCTGGATCACGCGGATATACAACAGCTGCACGAATTACAGCTTTGGGAGCTTTGGCGCGATTGGCCAGAGCAAACTGGGAATTGGCTTTGGCTAAGGATTTTGATGGCGATCAGGTATATGCCATTTTGTCGGATTTGCTACTTAACAATTGGAACGAAGTTGCGCCAGCTTTACAATGGCAGGATTACGATCCGATCACCACATGGGCCGATGCTGAAAATGTAGGCCTTGGCGAGATTGATCAGCCTGGACAATACGAAATGGTCGCAAGAGCTGCCGATCCGATTTCAAGCTACACATTGGCCTCACAAATTGCCGAATCTGCATTGGGCTATTTGTTTGAGGATTCATCAGGCCGCATCGGGTATGCCGATGCATTACACCGACAAACATATTTGCAAAATAACGGGTACACCACGATTTCGGCCAACACATCAATTGGCGTTGGTTTGAAGTCAATTACCCGGTCGGGCGATGTCCGCAATTACATTACTTTGAACTACAAGAATTCAAAAATCGATGTGAGCGATCTGGCCTCTATTTCGCAATACGGCAAATTTGCTGAAATCTTTGATACAAATTTGGAAAATGCCGTTGAAGCTTTAGCGGTTGCTGAAAGGCGTTTGCAGCTTAAAGCCTATCCACGAGCCTTTTTTGATTCGATCGAATTCCCATTGGGATCACCCGAAATCGATGATTCAGACCGCGATGATCTGCTCAACATATTTATGGGCTTACCGCTGGAAATCACGGATTTGCCTAGCAACATCGTGAACACAGTTTTTCAAGGCTATGTCGAAGGCTGGACATTTCGAGCCTCCTACAATGCTTTGTCAATCACAATCAACGCATCACCAATTGAATTCTCCCAAGTGACACTCCGATGGAATCAGGTGTCTGCTTTGGAGTCTTGGAATACAATCAACCCAACACTTACATGGGAAAACGCGATCGGATCGGTGGCATAAATGGCAACTACAACTCCCAATTTTGGCTGGCCGGTGCCAACAAGCACCGATTTGGTCAAAGATGGCGCAACAGCAATTGAGGCTTTAGGCGATGGCGTAGATGCATCGCTCGTTGATCTCAAAGGTGGCACAACGGATCAAGTGTTGGCCAAAAACAGCAATACAGACATGGATTTCAAATGGGTCACATCGGATGATGCCAACGCAATCCAAAACACAATTGTCGATGCAAAAGGCGATCTGATTGCAGCTAGTGCCAGCGATGTACCAGCTCGCTTGGCCGTTGGTAGCAACGGAAATATGTTGGTGGCCGATTCAACAGAATCGACAGGTTTGCGTTATATACCGAACACCGCAGGTGCCAAAAATGGCTTGATCAATTCAGCTTTTGATGTGTCACAAAGAGGCGCAACCATTACAGGAATTTCAACCGATAACACATACACCGCAGACAGATGGTATGTGACTCGTGGTGGAAATCTTGATTATGCATTGAAAACTGTTGCAGGTGGAAACAATCCACCAACATCTTTTGATGCTTATGGTCAATATGTAAACCAGAGTGCGGCAAATCCTTTTATTACTGTTCAACAAACTTTGGAGACAAAAGATAGTATTCGTTTTGCTGGAATTACAGCAACATTGTCTTTTTGGGCACGGGCAACGGCTAATACCGCAAAAAGTAAATCAATCACGGCAGCCATCGGATACAACACAACGGCCGACACAAAAATCAACACATTGGTGGGCACAACAACATTTACAACACTTTTTGGCACCGCATCAACTGACTGGACTTTTTGCACTTTGACTGTCGGTGTGCCATCTACGGCAAAAACTGTTGGAGCTTATTTCATACAAAATCCATCAGGTGGTTTAGCGGTTGGAGATGGCTTTGAAATTACCGGTGTGCAATTAGAGCGCAGCGCGGTGGCTACTGGGTTTCAGCGCAACGCAGGAACAATGCAAGGAGAATTAGCCGCTTGTCAGAGGTACTACTACCGGAACAGCGATTCATCAACCAATTACGCTTCATTTATTCCTGCAGCTATTACTTCTAATACTACGCAGTCAGATGCCTATTTGCCTTTGCCCGTAACAATGAGAACAAAGCCAAGTAGCGTAGATTTTGCTAATTTGCAGACTTACGATTATGTTGCAGCTGCAGGTTATGCAATTTCAAATGTAACAATGAACAGTAATTCATCACCGACTATTGCCGTTGCATCTCTTACCTTTGCAACAGCAACCGCTGGCAGATTCATTATCGTCCGCGGCAACAATTCAGCATCAGCTTATCTAGGATTTAGTGCGGAGCTATAAAATGGAAAATACATTTATTTCGATTGATTCAAACGGAGATGAACACATCACCATTGACCACGGCAACGGGGAATTTACATCAATGACAAAGGCAGAATACGACCGCCAGCAAGCGGAACAATCCACACCGATTTTGCCGGGCGATGAGTAATTTTCCACAAGGCACATTGCCGCGTTTGATTCAGGTTGCGCTGGCCGAAGTCGGCACAGCTGAAACAGGCAACAATGAAACAAAGTACGGCAAATTTATGAAAGCCGATAAGCTGCCGTGGTGTGGGTCGTTTCTCAATTGGTGTGCAGATCAAGCTGGGGTCAAGGTGCCAAATGTTGTCAGCACGCGAGCTGGGGCTGAGGCATTTAAGAAAACCAAGCAATGGCACACAACGCCAAAGATTGGTGATTTTGTTTTCTTTGATTTCATCATCGATGACAAAGAGACAATCAATCACATTGGCTTGGTGATCCGGGCATCGGAAAAACAGATCGTGACCATCGAAGGCAATACATCAGGCGGTTCAGGAAGTCAGCGCAATGGTGGCGAAGTCATGGTCAAATCAAGAGCTTTGGGAGCACGCTCATTTGTTATCGGTTACGGCCGACCAGCTTATGAGCCATTTTCTGGTGATCTACCAGATCGACCAAAAGGAGAAAAATAATGGAACAATTCAAAGCAGCAGCAGCATCGTGGGCGCGTAGCGCGGTGGCAGGATGTTTGGCCGTCTACATGACCGGAAACACAAATCCCAAAGATTTGGCCATGGGCTTGGTCGCTGGCATTGTGCCAGTATTAGCTCGATGGGCTAATCCAAACGATGTAAGTTTCGGCAACAAAAAGTGAGTGTGGGCGAGTGGACAGCTGTTGGTGGACTTGTACTGACAACCTTGGCAGCTGTCTATTCGTCAATGAAAATCATCATCAAAGCGGTCATGAGCGAACTTTCACCGAATTCGGGATCGAGTATGAAGGATCAAATCTCACGCATCGAGGCTCGTTTGGATTATCTCTACACACAGCTCATTGAGCAAAAGAAGTAGCGACACGCCGCCATTTAAGCGTGATTGTTGAATTTGTCGGCATTGCCTGTCACTCTTTATTTGGGAGCAGGTCATTGGTGTGTAGTGACTTCTATGGCTTGCTCCCACTAACAGAAACGGGAGCAAAAAATGAACGAAATCTCAATTGTGATCATGTGTTTAATCGCTGGGGCTTTATGGGCTGTTATGGCCTATTCGGTCGGTTTTAAGGAAGGCGAGCGACAAGGCTATACAAAAGGCCGAGCCATTGCCCGTCATGCCGTATCAGCTGAACGGAAGGCCAAGTGATGGGATTCTTAGATAACTATGAAGGAAACAAAGAGCGAACAGATCGATGGATCAAGACTTATCCGGAAGGCCGTCTCGAGGCCACAATCATCAATTTCGATGCAGACAAAGGCTCAATCCTTGTCCGTGCCGCGGCATGGCGTAACCAAACGGAGATTGAGCCGGCCGGCATCGATTTTGCGTTTGGCTATCAGGCTGCCTATAACGCCAATATGAAACGCTGGTTTGTTGAGGATACTGTCACATCAGCTTTGATGCGCGTGATGGCCTTGGTTATGGGTGGCACCGAAAAGGCCACCAAAGAAACAATGGAAAAGGTCAATGCATCCGATGTCTATGATCCATGGGCTACAAAGTTCGGTGATGTGCCAAGCTATAAAACAGCCGATGAAGCTGAAATGTCAGGCACACCATCATTTGGATCATCCGAGGAATCACCAGCTGCACCAGAGTGCCGCCATGGGTCAATGCGTTGGAATCAAAGCAAGCCAGATGCACCCAAATCATGGGGCGGTTACTTTTGCAGCGAAAAACTTAAAGAGCATCAATGCACGCCACGCTGGTATGTATTACGAAGCACCGGCAAATGGGAGCCACAAGTATGAGCGACTATGTAGAAATTCTCAATCCACAAACTATGACTGGCCGATTGTACTTTGAAGGCGAAGTAATCGAGGAATACAAAATCGACCAATGCGACAAATGCTCAAAGCTCACCAAATTTGATCCATTTGGTTATCAAATCGGCTACGACAAAACGGAGAAAATCATTTGGTTTTGTGGTGATTGCCGATGATCGACCGCATTGAGGAAGTGCAATGCATGATTGCAGCGATTCAACATTGCCATGATCGATCAGCTGATCACAGCTCACGCATTGTCAAAGACATTTCATGGTTTGCCTATGTTGCCCAAATGGGCGAATCGATGGCCGCTGAGTATCTTGTAGCCAAACGATTGGGCTATGAGTACACACCGGGCATCACATGGGATAAGTCAAAAGCTGATGTGGGAGAACACATCGAGGTTAAATGGTCTGCCAATCCAGCCTCCAATCTATGGATTCAAGATTCAGATCGCCATGATCGTGACATAGCTGTACTGGTTACAGGCAATTCACCAAAGATGCACATTGTTGGCTGGATGCCGGTGGCCGTGGCCAAAAAACCACGCTATCGCAACGCTTCACAAAACAATTGGAGTGTGCCTCAAATCAATCTGCAACCTATTGAGACTTTACAAAGGAGCAATTATGCACATCCTTCAATTTGATTGTTCTATATGTTCAAAGCTGTATGGAAAGCCTAAGCAACGCCATGGCCTTAAGAAAGGTGCTGAACTCACAGAGCATGAGTGGTTTGCACAATGCATGAGCTGTGGCACATTTGGAATCAAGATCGTTGATGATGCAAGAATCGGAGAGTTAAGCCAATGACAATAAACCCAAAGGACATACACATCGCAACCGATGGCAAGATTTACAGTTTCAGCGGCTTTGGTGGCGTTATGAATTGCAGCGATTGCGACAATGACACAATGGTCAATGAATACGATCGCCAAGATGATGGAGCTGTCGTATGGTTTTGCAAGCGTTGTGAGGATAGGTTGCACCTATGAAGTTATCCACAGGCTTTGTCCACAGGTGTGCGAAACCTGTTGGAATCGCCCAAGATTACGCTCGGTATTTGACAGCCTTGGTACGCTCCAGACTCGCAGACGAGCCGGTTTACCGAATAGCTCGGGCGCGATGTATGGTGCTATCGGCCGCGCTGTGTTTTGCTAGCGCAATGCCGGCTACAGCTGCACAAGAAGTTAAACCATCAGTTGATTATCTCAAACTCTATGCACACTCAAGGATTGTAAATTGGCAAGAGTTCAAATGCTTTGACAAGCTGATCACAAAGGAAAGCAATTGGCGTGTGAACGCAATCAATGGATCACACTTTGGTTTAGGCCAAATGCGTAATCCAAAGTACAGAAACCTCGATGGCTTTCGCATGATCGACTGGACTCTTAGATACATCGACCACAGGTATCAAGGCTCAAGCTGCAAAGCCTTTGAACATTGGCAAAAGCGTGGGTGGCATTGATGTCAAAGAATTGGAAAGGTGGTAGCACAGCTCGTTGGCGTAAGATCAGAGAGATGGTGCTCAAGCGTGATGGATGTTGCCAGATGTGTGGGCAAACCGAAGGCCAGATGCACATCGATCACATAATTCCAAAGCGATTGAACGGGAGTGATGAATTGTGGAATTTGAGGCAATTATGTCAAAAATGCAATTTGGTCAAAGGTGGTCGTTTTTTTGAAACGGACAAGACAC